CCAGATCCTACATTTAAACCTATGCTTGAGCCTGTGCCATCTGATTTAAAAATTGCATCAAGAGTATCAAGGTCTGCATTGAGGGAAATACCCCAAGTATCTTCTGCTTCACCTGGCTCTGGTTTAGTTAAATTTAGATTAGTTGTGTATGTATCTGCCATCTAAGCTGCCTCTTGTTTATCTAATACAGTCCAATTTGTTGATGGGTTTGTTTGATCTGTCCATGTTGCACCTGCAACATTTTGATCTGTCCATGTTTCGCCTGGAACAATTATATCTTCCCATTTTAAACCACCGATAGCGACAAGACTACTGGTTTGATTTATGGTTGATGCTCCGCCAAATGTTGCCCTACCTGTTGCATCAAAGTCTGATGTTCCTGCAATCGTTGCAACTCCATCAAGTATTACAAATCCTTGTGCATCTAAGTCTGATACTGCTGCTATTGTTGCAGAACCACCATGAGTTTTTCTACCTGCTGCAATTACATTAGAAACAGCAGCAATAACTGTTGTTCCTTTATCAATTTGTGTACCAGTAGCAGTAAACCCAGAAACAGCTTGTATAACTGCTGTGGTTCTATCTATTTGTGTTCCAGTAGCAGTAGCTCCTGAAACGCCTTGAATGGTTGCTTCGGCTTGTATAGCAAGATCGTTATACCTTGATCTTGAGTAGTAGCCTTTGTTGTAGCCTATGCTGGCCATGATGTTAAGCTAATGTTATGTCTAAATCACCAGCATTGAATCTGAACACGTCTCCTGTACTAACAACTTTTGATGCAGTTAAGTTTGCATATGCTAATAAGTTTCCTGATGATAGGGCATCAAAGATGCCAACTGCAACTACAGTTCCGTAATCGGCTGTAGCTGTTGGGTATTCAATTGCAGCAGAGTTTGTTGCTGTTGTTGGATTTGTTCCTGAAACAGTAAAAGCTGCGGTTTGTCTTGCATAAGCTCCACCGCTTACTTCAGTACCGCCACCAGTATCAGTAGGTGCTACTGTATATAAAGCAACATACAATGTTGTAGGTGCTGTATAAGCAGTGCCGCCAAATACATGGTCAAGCACTTTGTCTTCTAAATAATCGCTAAATCCAGCCATGTTTTGTACTCCTAGTTATTACCAAAATAATAAATATCTTTTCTGCGTTTGCCATATGTTCTTCTTCTTTGCATTAAAGAACCTTTAGCAAACTCAGCTTTTTCTTGCTCTAGTCTCATTTCTTCTAAAGCTTTCTCGAACTGTGCTGTAAATAGTGGCACTCGTTCATCTTCCATTAAGTAAATAGAAGCGTGTTTTAGTGATCCATAAAGATAAGCATCTGGATATCCTGTGGATAAAAAATTGCTAGTATTAGAATCGCTTAACGCATCTATCTTGCTGTAGTAGGTTAATTGTACTGTATAACTTCCGTCTGGGGTAGGTGCAAATTCAATTGAATCATCTACCAATGCAAAGTAAATAGGTTGACCTGTGACGTTATCGTTTGATTTTCTGTAGACATCTAGTGATTCTATAGATTGTTGAAACAAAGGTGAGAAATCACCGCTATCAATTTGTATGTTTATAGCCTCTAACCAATCAGTTGGTACTGATATGTATTGTGAGTCTAATGTTGCAGTGGCACGTTTTATCATGCCTTTAACCCTTAATCTGCGGTTAAATTCTGATTCTGTGCTATCAATAAATGTGTCAATTACATCTGTTAAATCAGAGCGATTTAAAAAGTTTGCAATGTTAGATTTTAATTCTGCATATGTCATAGTTTACCTTGCCATGTTCTAAAGACTTTATTGTCTGATTTGTTTAGCCATTTTCTCCATTCGCTCATATCATTGGCCCATCCTTCTCGGCAAGCTCTTTGATATACAACCAATGGTACTTCTGCCACATGGCGAAGATCTTTACCTGGCTTAACGTATTCTGCAATGTTTTTACAATGTTCAATAACTGGGTTTAGATCTTGTGTTGTGTGATAAATGTCTTTATCGCCCTCAGTAATAAACTCATTGGTAAAACCAGTCTTGTGATCTATAACAGTTCTTTTAGCCATGCAAGAATTTTACCACAAAAAAAAGGGATGCCGAAACATCCCTTTAAGGTTATTAACCTAGAACTTAGCTAGTGCTAAGGTCAGCAACGATACCATGAGCAGCTTCGTTGGATACTTCTAATCCATACTCAACTACGATCATTTTGGTGACTGCATCACCGATTGTTGCGATATCAACTGTTTTGAAATCACGCAAGTAAGCAACTTTTGCGAACTCAGGATCAACTAACAGTAAAGATCTTTCTCTTGATCTGTTTGATGGAACGATTTTGAGTTCACCAAAGTCAGAAGAGTAGATAGATACTGATGCTTCAACTGTGTTTGCATCAATCATTTGTCTTGCTTGAGATCTACCTGTGAAACCAGAGATAACTTGTTTGTTATGTGGGCCACAGATTGCCAATGAAGGCTCTCCACCATTAGAGAAACATAGTTCAAGAGTATCTTTTAACAAAGTTTCTGTTAAAGCTCTTTGAGTTCCGTCAGTTGGAGCAGCACCGCCACCTGTTGATGCACCATTAGTTCCTCTTGAATCGTTAGATGTAATCCAAGATTCGAAACCACCAGTTACACGAGCAGTTGTAGCATTACCAGTTGTTTTAGCACCTTTTTGACAAAGTGCTTCTTCCATATCTCTTTTAAGAGCTTTAGACATGATAGCTAGTTGGTGAGCCATTTCTGATCTCTTACCAGCTGGGTCTGAAGACTCTTGTGAGCCTGATACAGTTGCATCTCTTTTTGAAATCATAGCAACATTGCTTAGACGAGTTGTTGCAACTGAAGCTGATCTTGAAAGTTCAAAACCTTCTAGTTCACCTGTAGCAACTGGAGTTGCTAATACTTCTGTTTGCCAATCGAAGACAACATTGTTAATACTTCTTTTTCCAATTGATGACATAAACGGAGTTTGCATTGGAGAGATGTTGTAAATGATATTACTTAAATCTTCTCTGTCCGCAGTCGCTGTATATGTATCAAATGCGTTTGTTACTTTAGCCATTATATTTACCTATAAAATTATTTTAAAAATTGTTCAAAAACTTTAGCTGCATCTTGGACTTTTCCAGATTTAGCTAAAACCTGTTTTGCTCTTTTCGCTGGAGCTACCGATTTTTTTCTAGTAGTTGTTCCAGGTCGGGCCACTCTTGCAGGTGCTTTTTGTGTTGGTTTTTTCTTGGTGGCTTCAACTGTCTGAGAGTTTAACCAGCCATTTCTTAAACCAAGTAAAGCACGATAGTCATAGATTGCGTCCATTTCTTGAGGTGCATACCCCAAGACATTGATGCCATAGTCTCGAATTGCTAGTTTCTCTTTTTGAGCAACTTCTGCATTTTTCCATTCCGGTATGATCTCCAGGAGTTTTTTCTGACCTTCTTGCACAAACTGTACAAGTTGTTTTTGCTGTTCTTCCAAAGCCTCTTTTTCAAGTCTTTGTCTTTCAGCTTTAGTGGCCTCTAACTTTTCCTTTTTCTCATTCCAGATTTGTTGTTCTCTGACATAAGCAACTGGATCTTCATCTACTAAAGTCTTCCAATCCGGTTCATCTACCATTGAAGCTTGTAATTCAGCTTCCATCTTTGGTAGCAATTGTGCGTAAAGTGCATCTCTTTGAGTAAGATCTTTGGCTTGTTGCTCAATCGTTTTTCTTTGATTAGCAAGTTCCTGAGTCTTCCTCGTATAATCTTGTTGGCGTGAATAACCATTAATGAGTTCGTCCTGCGTGACCTCTATCTCTTCGCCATCAACTGTGACTCTATAGACGGGTTGCTCTTCTACCTCTTCAACTTCCGTTTCTTCTTCACCATCCTCTTCATCATCAAATTCAAGATCTTCTTCTTCAACAAGTTCTTCAGTACCTAAATCATCTTGTTCTTCTAATTCATCGATCTCAGGTTCAATGCTTTCAGCTTCCTCTATGACTGCTTCTTCTTGCGTGTCCTCTTCAGGGGCCAAGAAACTTTCAAACGCTGAGGTTGCCTTTTGACCTTCGGTTTGTAAAGCAGTCGGTTTTCCGTTATTGCTCATATAAATACTCCTATATTGTATTTAGGGATATTTTAAACCAATAATGTGGAAAAGGGAAAGTTTTAGGCTATGTTGCGAATTTTGTTAATGTTGGCTTTTGTGAGTTTGCCTTTCTCAGCCATGATACGTAAGTGTCTTTCTACTTCGGGGAGAAGTAATAAAGATCTGTGGAAGTCTTCTCTAACTGCAACATCATCAATGCTTCGAGAGTTTAACCAATAGGTAATGTATTCGTTTTTAAGATTTTCTATTGCTTCTTTAAAAACATCAGAATTTAAAATTTGTTGTGCTTGTTCGGCTTTTACCGCTTCTTCGTGTGTGACTGACATTTATACTACGCTAAATATTCCTGTTGGTAATCTTCTTGATCTACCACGCATCATTGGAGAAACAATTTCTTCAACATTTGGCGTGACAAAAGATGGTGGTTTTTGTATATCTTCAATATTTGGAATATTTGCAAAGCTTGGAATAACTGGTTGGTCAAAGATAGATGGAGTTATTGGCTGTGCCTCTATTACAGGTTCCTTTAATACATCGCTAAATATACTTATTGATTCCGGTATATCTATTTTATCAATGTCTATTTTTGCAACTTCTTCTAAATCTATTTGATCTATTATTTCTTGAAAGTTTTTTAAATTTTCATCAGCCATAAAAAGACCAGGAACAGTTTGTTGCTCTACATCCGGTTCTGGAATCCTAGCAAAGGTTGGTTCTGCAACACCAGGGGGAGCAAAAGGCATCTGATTTGGAATTGAATATGAAATACCTTTAGTAGGTGCTTTTGGCATAACGGGTGCTGGGCCTTCAC